CTCGCGATTCGCTTGTCTTTAGGTATGTATCTAATCCTGTACCCGACGGTATCATAAGATACCACTGGGGTGGTTTTATTGAAGCAAGAGACCTTGGGTTCCGGATCGGTTCTTTACGTTTATAGCGCCTCATATGTTCAGTGGAACTATGTAGATGACGCGAAACGTACTTACGAACCATAGCGGCCAGTCTGACGGTGTCAAATTTCTTTCTATTAAATATTTTTTCAACACCAGTCAAGACTCTTTGGGCAATATACCCAGCGGCTAGCTGTCCAAAAGCATCTTTAAATGAGATGCGCGCAAATCCCTGATCATCTGTCGGTAGGTGTGTAGTAGGTATCTGGTTTAAATATTCCAGAAACACCTCTACGGTGCTCGACAGACCGGTTGCATTGCGTAAGGACCACATTCCGGAGATGGACTTTAAAAGTTCACTGGCTTTCCCTTCCTCTAATGAAGTATAATATCCGAGGAAATGGCCAACCCTACGACCCGCTTGTCCCTTAAATACTTTTGATTTATATTTTTCGGTGACAGGGAATCCCCCACCACCAAGTTCTAAGGGTACATCGGGAGGCAGGCCCCGCTTACGAATGCGATGGCGCAAGGGAGCAAATAATTGATTAATAACATATATCGCTCGACCTCGCTTACCGCGGCGGACCCCTATTAAGGCCTCTTGCAAATTGAGTTGCGGCAAAGACTCAGATGAATCTCCAAAGAGAACATTCCATCTGATAGTAGGCACCCGTTCCAACCAGGCGTTAATCCCTGATTCCCTTCTTTGATAATAATATTCAGTGAAAACTCCATGGCGTGCATAATAATCTTTATCTTTATTTATTGCACCGCCAGAGCTTTCAATATGAAGGGTTAAATTATGGTTTGTCCCCGGTCCGGCTCCCGCTAAAAAGTCATCCCCTTTACTAGAGCATCTTTTTAAGCTCATAGGGATTGACAAGGGATAGTCGTCTTGTTCGACGACATTCTCCTTCCTGGCCACATGGTAAGACCACATGTTTAAGAAATTTAATAAACCCCAGGTCAGAGTCCGTGACATCATGGCGCCCCTACACGTGGTAAAATAACCATCAGTGTGGAGCGGGTGTCTGATGTATGTCGGACCATACCATTTGAAGAGTTTATCTTCGAATTCCGCCGGGAAGCCCTCAGGGAGAAAATACCGCCGAAGCCATCGAATATATACATAAATTATATCATGGTGGATCAGATCACTCGCAGTTTTAAGATCCAAAGATCGGACATTATAGTCACGATGGATCTTTAAATATTTAGGCGAGTCTGATCGAACACCAACGATTGATGGTATCCTCTGCATGAACGCGTTAAGCCTCTTACGTAAAGAGGTGAATAAAATGCGCTCTGTAGCAGAGTCAACGGTAATCATCCGGACCTTCCAACCATTTTCAGGGAGACCGAGGCAACGAGACACGGGATAAAACGGCATGCCATAATATTCTAATATTAGCAATAAAGGCCTATGCCGAAGTGCATCTTCTACTGCATCTGGATTTCTTAAATTAGAAATATCATATATCCAGTATGCTTGACCGGGATGTCCCGCATCTTTACGGGAGGGATGGTCAATTCGAAGGCACTTATGCTCACATAAAACTTGAGCAATATAACCGTGTACCTCATCACGCTCAGTCACATCGTCCTGGGCTAAAAGGGCGCCAATAGTCAGATCTGCATGCTCTCTCGACCAATAACTATTATTAGCAGGTGTGGAGGGATATTCAATTCTCGGATTCTGCCAATGGGCTGTCCGAGGATCCACATACCCACCCTGCAACACTCCTGAATTATGTTCAAAATATTCGGATGGCTGAAGTGAGTGGGGACAAATAAAATCATTACTTTTCTTAAGTTCCCCAGAGAGTCCACCATCCTTTACAGGAGTGTTTAAGGTCGATCCCATATTAACCGGTGGAATATATTCCCGGTCTGTATGGGCGGGTACTTTATAACGCCTACTTAGCGATTCCAGAAAGCCGTTAAATGAGGCAAGTTCTAAATCTGGAGTCGAGCCAGGTGTGGTAAGAGCTTTAATATATTTTTCATAATCATTTTTATTATCGCTCCGGGAGGGAAGAGACCGCGCAAGTGTTGAAATTTCGAAATATTCACTCGCTTGCAGCCCCATCCCGTGGAAATACCTACCTGGTTTGGCAAAGTACCCAGGGAGAGTTGGAGAGAGTCCAACTGCCGCACGACGACAATTGTTGAAAAGGATTTTCAAATTATTATTAAGTAAATTCAAGCCGCCCTTTAAAAATGCAAATAATATATCATATTTTAATGATAATAGGGCAGCCAGAAAATTCCTCTTCCTTCTTCCAAGAATTCCCTGCTCTCTAAGAACTTGATAATAAGGATATTTGTTCCGAGAGCACCGTTGGAAGCAATCGACCATAGATGGTCGTAAAACCCAGAGAGCTTGCATGATATTATTATATATATTATTCAATAAAAGCCACTCTCTGGCCTGTCGTCGACCCCCCCGGCATCCGTGACCGAGGGGTATAGGATTAGATATACAACTAAAGTGGGCCCAGCTAATATATTGCTGGAACACAGAGGGGCGTGGTCGGGTTAACCTGACACCTCGCATCTGTAACGCCTTGGACCCGTCCTCTAATAAGATAAGACTTATTGAGGAACTGGCACCTGGGCGGCCGTCTTGTACAAGAGGGAATCTCCATCGAGATTCTCTCCTCTTGGTGGTTT